CAGCATAAGTTGTAGCGCCGAAGATATTGTATTCCATAGGAAGCCATACCTTGTGCTCTTCGTTCTGCAGAGTTGTACTCTGGGATCCGATTGAAGCCTGGAACTCGATCTCTGAGATCGCATCCTGCCACTCCTGGCTATAGCTTGAGAATACTTCGTTATCAAGATATGAAGCCATAAGAGAAGCTTTATATCCTCCTGCGTTAGTATTTGAGCTATTCATCTGCTTCGTGTTATCCTGGCAGTCATGTCTCTGCAGGATAATGTTATGTCCATACAGAGCCAGTCTGTAGCCTACGTGAACTACATCGTAGCGCACATCTGCATTGTTCTCCTTTACCATTACATAATCGCCTGCAGTAAAGAATGAAGATTCAAGTCCTGCATTTACAATGGCCTTGATACCTAAAGGAGTAGTCTTGTCAAGTCCTACCATAACCTCCAGGCACTCGCCATATCCTGCGATCACCTTTGTTGTATACTGTGTATTGCCATTATCGATAAGGCTTACAGTGTATACATCCCTGGGAGGAAGCATGAACTCGCACTGAAGGCTAGCCATAGTGCCGCTCCATGTCCTTCCGCCGCTTGAGGCAATGGATACTGTCTTTCCATTGTCTGCGCTGCTTGTGGTCTTGCAGATCAACCTGCACTGTCCGTAATAAAAATCGTCAACGAATCCCATGTTAATTGTCCTCCTTCATTGATTCTTTCTCTATCATTCCACTATGAATGAACTCTGCTGAATACTCCGTGTACCACTTCTCACCCATCTTCTCCTTAAGGAAATTTTCCTGGGCTCTACCGAATGCGAAAGCCTGCTTTGCCTGGTAACATGCCTCATCAAAAGCATCCAGGATAATCTGCTTCGCCTCTTCCTTATCGCATTCTCCGTACACGAATCCGTCCTCGGTCTCATCGATAACCTTCTGACCTTCTAAAGCTTTGAGGATCGCTTCCTTCTCGTATTCACATACGCTATCGAAGCTTACTCCGCTTCCGTACTTACTCATCATCCTCGTCCTCCTCGTCTATGACTATTGATATTGATCCATCCGAATTGAAGGAAGTTGTCTTCACCTGGAGGACTACTCCGTTCTCATCCGTAGTTGTTTCCCTGATCGCTCCGCTCTCCAGGAACTCCGTTAAGACTGTACTGCCTGAGGCAAGCTCTGTCTTGATCTCTGTAGCAGAAGGGAATGTGATATCCGTATTCTGATCAATCTGATCGTTAAGGATCCTCTCCACTGTGTCCTTGCCATTTTGCATATAGACTGATCCTGCCTTCGTTGTCGGATAGATCTTCGTGCCATCTTTGTCTACTAATGTTCTTACTTTTGCACTCATGCTCTACCTCCTTACGATCTTGTTCTTACGATGGATCCATCGTTGTTGAATACAGTAGTAAGAGTGATTGTCTCCATGCCGCTCTTAGCTATTGTCTCTGTAATGCTTCCATCGTTATTGAATGTGGTTGTCCTGGTCTTTCCGTTGCCTAATACCTGAGTGATCTGGTTGCCGACAAAGGTTGTGGTGCATGATACGCTATCATCGGTATCCTGATCCATAGCGTCAAGCTTCGTCTTATCTGCTGCACTCATAAGTCCATGAGTAGACTGAGTGGCATCATCATAAGTGGTATCATGAGGCATACTCCAGGATCCATCTGCCTGCAGGTACTTTGCCACATCCTCTTTCTTAGGCGCAGGTACATCACCCTGAGCTCCATCCGTCATAGCTGTAGCTCCAGTCATGGCAGCAGGATTGTCAAGCATACCTTTGTAAGTATCCGTGAAGTCATTGTGAGACAGTCCCTTGCCTGCTTCTGTGTTTACCTTAGAATCCTGCAAGGCCTTCTCTGCTGCCTTCGCCCTGGTAACTTCATCTCCCAGATCTGCTACCTGCTTATCATTAAGCCTGGTAACTCTGGTGTTGAGATTGTTTACTCCATCCCTGGCAGTCTGATCCACGAACTGATAAGTTTTACCATCATAGTCTATGTGGTCTATCTTTAATTCATTCGCCATCGTTCTCTTTCCTTTCTCTCATAATCTGTTGTATTACGTAGTTAAGCTTATCCGATGTATCTGAGATCCACTTATCTACCAGAGCCATGTTCTCCTCAGGCGTAGGCCTATTGAGCTTTGGCTTCTCGATCCTTACAAACTCCATGCTATTCCTCCGATCCGAACTCCATAGTAAATGCCAGACTATAGATCCTGCACTCGCCATGTCCTTCCATTCTAATCTTGAAGTGATCGCATCTAAGTGGAGTGAATGCCAGACTCTGAGTTGTGATATCATCGTGTCCCCTCAGGATCCCGACTGGTGTGTAAGGTGCATCGTCATAAGATATCTGCACTTCGATCTCGGATCTTATAGGCACATAAGCCCTGAGTGTGATCCTTGATACGTACTTATAATCGGGATACTCGTAGCCTAGCTCTCCAGTCTCTGCAAACCAGTCTACCCATTCTTCCTTAAGCGCTTCCTCTCTCACATACACTGCGTTATTCTCAGCACCCAGTCCGTATAGGTTGTGCTCTGTGATGGCATACAACTGACCATCCTGGGATACAGTGAACTCCAGTAGATTCATCGGAGTCTCTTTCTCCCATATTCCATACTGCGTATCATATACAAACAGTCTGTGTCCGCCTGCTTCCGTCTGCATCTCAACATAGTATTTATTCTGGCATCCGCCGCCGATTGCATCATAGTACATATCAGTCCTTGAAAGAGCCTGAGATATTGATACTGGCGAAGATCCATCATAGATCACTACATCAGATACTCCCTTGTAAAGCAGATACTCCCCGACTATTGCCAGGGATTCTCCAGATCCCTCCTGCACTCCCAGGCCGTGATACTCATTCAGATGATACTCGGCAGGATAATCACCAAAGATCTTGTAGATCATGTTCTCCTTGAAGAAGTGCGGATATCCCTGGAAGGATATACATCCAGTGAACTGCCCGATCTCTCCCACTGTTACTGCGTAGGAGTCTGTGCTCAGTCCCTGGTATACGTACCAGTTTTTGAAGTCTCCCATCTTTGAAGCATAGATCTCATTCACTGTCTTCTTTGCCGTTGAGTTGTACCCATAGTGGCATCCCCAGATCCTATTCTTATCCATGCACACATAGTCCATATCAGGGACTCTGCGCTCTGCTTTGAATGTCCAGGATCCTGAAGTAGTCTGAGAATCTGTAGCCTGATCCATGAATCCGATCACTACCATGTAGGTATCGTCAAGCTTCTGGATCACGGATCCTTCATTGATATCAGGTAACTTCGTATTCATGAATACTGCATCACCCTCATCAAAGTAGTCCGTAAGCTTTGCTCCAGGAATACTGATCTTGATATAAGAAGTAGCCACTGCCTCCCACTCTGACTTGTAGCCGTTGTAGTAGTACAGTCCTTCCTTATCTGTCTCTGTGCAGATCCAGTAGTCTCCGAGAGATGGATTGTTAGGTGCAGTAGATGATACAGAAAGATTCTGCAGCGCCGCTCCGCTTAAGCTGCATGGAGCATAGCTTATCGTTACACCTGCAGTATCTGCCTCAAACGTAGACTCAAGCTTGCCCATCTCCTCTAAGTCATTGAGATTGACATAGATCTTCAGAGGGAAGATCACCAGGTATGATCCCATCACAAGCATCTTCTGCTTTGTCTTGTGATCCTCATCATCCTCATCCATAATGCTTGACAGATCATACTCCATCTGAGTTGACATGTTGACCAGATCAGTACCGATCAAACACCATACGCTATTATTCACCAGTGTGACACCACGCATGAAGGGCTCAGTATCCTTCTCGTCTACCTTTGTAAGTGCAGTCCTCAACTTCCTGCAGGTTGCTAAGGGATACTGATCAGAAGACATATTCTCCATATCGAAGAACTCCCCTGCATTGATCCTATAGTTGTGGTTGTATCCGTACCATCTATCAATCATTGATCTGGAGTTGCCTTCTTCGTTTAGTTTCGGATAATACATAAGGCTACCTCCTTAGATATCTGAGTGATTCAGAAGCTTCTTTGAGATCTTCTTCGTCTTATAGGTACGATTCACATATTGCTGATACGTAAGCAGAGCATTGTTATACTGAGCGGCAGCAGTGTTGTATCTGGTCTTATCATTATTGTTGAGCGCTATCCTCTGATCCAGGTAATGAAGGTACAGATCATCATAGGGCTCAGGCACTAAAAGAGGAGTATCCATATCGAAACTATCAATGTGCTGCTCGAATGAGCCTGCGCCAGTGATAACCAGGTGAGATCCTACTACCTTCAGATCTACCCTTGTTTCCTCTTCCAGATCATGCTCGTGTGATACCAGGATCTCATTGATTATCATCCTCTCACACTTGCGGAGCCATAATACCTTCTGTGCATCTTCCACCTGGTTAGGACGCTCAGTGTTATACTGTGATATTATTTCTGCTACTGTTGACATAGTTTTTGCTCCTTACAAAAAGATAAGGGAGCAGACTGCTGCCTACTCCCTTTTGGTTTAACCGCTTAGTTTGACGCTCTATCGATGAAGCGGATTGCTTCTTCCTGAGCTTCGAAACTGTTCTGAAGTACCGCAGCAAGCGGAGCAGGAACATCAATGGTGATTCCTCTCTGGAGCTTGAATACTCTGCCGTTTACGGAAGCGATCAGGTAATTGCCTTCTCCTTCATTGGATCTGGGAATCTGGATAGCTACTTTCTCTTCCCAGGGATCCTTCTTAACTTCCTTCACTGCCTTTGCCTCGATAACTTCATCTTCGACTGTAACAGTCTTTTTCGTTGTTGCCATATTAGTCCTCCTTAGTTGGCGCTATCTGTACCACTGTAGTAAGAGCCTGACTCTACTCTTACAAGTCTCTCCTGGTAAAGAATCTTAGCGGCATGGCTTGCCTTCCAACCTACTGTAGATCTCTGATCAAGAGGATCAGATGTACCTGCAGAGCCTCTCTGCTTAACGATAACTTCAAGGCTTTCTGCTGAAGGCTCGATAATACCATAAGCATCCTTACCGAAGAATGTTGTAGCATATACTGCTGCGTTAGCTGCGCCTGCTTCACCAGGATAGATAACATCGTCTGCTGAAACAGTAACTGCTGCTGCAGTTGTAAGAGAAGCAGATCCTGCTGCACCTGCAGTAGCGCTTGCGATTGTAGCGTATACAGTACCGATGAGGATTGCTCTGCCTGCAAGAGCCGTAGCTTCGTCTGCGGAGATTGCTTCCTTAACGGGAACTGTTGTAGCTGCTGATACGTTTGTCTTAACTGAAAGGTTAGCTGCGCCTGCAGTTAAGCCTGCACCCTTCCAGATCTTCTGCTCTGTGTCTTCTACGAATCTTACGCCGTGAAGCTCACCGATCTCACCATTGAAGATCTCATCGGGCTGAGCGTACTTGTGAACATCGATCCAGTCTGAAGACTCACGAAGATCGTAAGCTACTGAAGGATGGATGATACCAATGTACTTGCCGCCGATTGTAGGAGCCTTCATCTTCTTAAGGAAAGTGAATGCCTGGTCTACAAGAGTAGGTGTGAGCTTATCGTTTGCATCGAGCTCATATCTGTAGTCATTGCCGCCTGCTAAGATTACGTTCGTACCAGAGATAACTTCGTTACGTGTGATAACTTCAAGAGTATCACCTGCCTGAGCGCCATGCTCTTCAGTTACTGCTACGATTACGGGATCTACTGCTTCAAGCTCAAGACGATCAGAGATTGTGGTGTAGTCACCATACTGGTTGATCTCTTTCTCGATCTTGGTCATGTTTACTGTGTTACCATCGGGAGTAACACCCTCTGTAAGAGGAGTAGTTGCCTTAGCGAAAGTATCAAACTTTCTCCACTCTACCTTCTTACCATTGTTCTTAGGAAGCGGCTGCTTCTGACCGAACTGGTTGAAGAAGTGCTCGTTACGTGCATTCTCAAGAAGCGAAGTCTTGTAGAATGTTTTCATGGTAGGCGAAAGATCGTTACCAGGTGTATTGTCATTGGTTGTGTTTGTGTTAGGATTTGCAAAAAGCTGCAAGTTGAATAATTCTTTCATTGTCCTCGTTCTCCTTACTATTGTAGGGCAATCAGAAGGTTATTCTCTCTCCCCTCTCTGCCCTTCTTTTAATGTCATTAAGTTGCTCCTTAGTAAGTTTCGAAGGATCCATTGCACCGATTCCTGCAGATGAGGCCTGCCCAGTACCATTCTCCTGCGGTCTGTTCATACCGCTTTGAATAGCATTAGAGATCTTCTGCTCCGTTTGCTGCACTGCATAACGCATTGCTCCTCCCATAATCTCATCACGATGGACTGCCTCGTAAGCAGTCTGTACTGGATTAGGGAATCCAGATCTGCGCATGGTTGCAAGCAGTCTTCCGAAGTCTCTGTTCTCCATCTCTGCATCCAGATCAAACTGAGGATACATCTGCTTAACCTGCTCTGACTGTGCGACTATCTCATCCCAGTCCCTCTGCTCCTGAGATCTTTGCGACTCTCTCTTGAGCTGCATGTTCTCTCTTTCAAGCTGCTTCATCTGCTTAAGATCTTCAACGCTCATTCCTCTCTGGAATGCTTCCTGCTCATACATTGAGTTGTCTGCGTCAAGCTTAGCCTGAAGCTGATCAATAGGTATTGATCCATCGGGATTGGCCTGGACTCCGTACTTCTGAGCCATCATTCGCACTAAAGGATCAATGCTATCAATCTGACTCTGCAGATTCTGCTGATTCTTAAAGCGCTTATTGACTGCTGCCTTTACGGATTCATCGTACTCCTTCTTATACCTACCTTTGATCAGATCCTTCCAGGACTCTCCTGGCTGATCTGCGTTCTGTTCAGGTGCGACCTGATCTCCTGCACTTCCAGTAGCTACTCCTTCAGTGCCAGGATTTGCTGCTATGTCGGAGGCGATCCCGACTGATCCATCACTGGATCCTGCCATGTCTGTGCCTTCTTCTCCGAAGAGCTGAAGGTTGAAAAATGTGTAGGGCATAAAGCTCCTTTCTTTGGATAATCTGTGGTAAGTCACGACCTTTTTTATTATTATTGCAAAGGTTTTCCGATTATTATAGGACACCCTTTTCAATACTTAAGTGCTGAGGATACGCACTCTCTAAGAGGCGTAGCCCAGTGAGTATAACCTGGAAGCAATTCACTGCTCCCTCACCCTTGCCATAGCACCAGGCATCACCTGGCTCTATATGGATATCGTAGTCTGTAGTCACTTCAGGGATATGAGTTGTAAGAGTCTGCACCAGTGTGCTGATCCCTGCACACACAATGTCATTGCCGATCTCTGCGAAGCCTGCATGTCCCAGGCATCTTAAGCTGAACTCATTATCCTTGACTGCATATTCTATTCGAGTCATATTATCTCGGAGCCGTAGCTGCGTTCGCTCTTTCTCTTGCGGAAGCAGTTACTTCTGATTCTCCCAGACTTGTCTCAGGCATCTTAGCGGATCCACCTTGTCTGCCTTCTGTTGCATCAAGTCTCTGGTTTACCATGTCTGCCATCTGATCTGCCATGTGGTACTCTCTACCACTCTCCTTGCCCAGAGTATCTATCATCTCTGCCATGTTGAGCATCTGCTGCTGCATCTGAAGCATCTGCTGATACATAGTGCCATTGCCCTGGATCTTCTCTACCACTGCTCCTTTGCCCTGGAAGTCCATCATATCTATACATGCCAGAGCCTGATCACAATACTGAGGATTGAAGAATCCCTGGTTGTAGAACTGCAACGCAAGCTCGTTCTGTGATAACTGAGTATATGCGCTCTCCTTCTCGGCCTTAACCTCGATATCAAAAGCAGGGATCCTATATCCCATGTCAACTCCATACTCAATACCCTGAGACTGAGGCAGCAGGCCTGCATTAGAATACTGAGTGAACTCCTGCTTTCCTGCCTGGCCTACGATCCTGAACTGTCTCGGTATGGTATAGAACTGTCTGATAAGCTCGATCACGAAGTACACTACTTCCTTATGAGCTTCGTATGTTGTAGCGATCTGATCTCTTGAAGTCTTGCCTGCGCTCTCCTGGATAGCAGCTATGGCTGAGGCAGCAGTTACTCCTGCCTGAGTGCCGCCAGTAGTAGCATCTCTATTGCCTGCAGTCTCCTTCATCTCTGTGATCTTCTGATCCAGGATATTGATATAGTTGCTATTGATAAACGTAGGAGTATTGATCGGAGCCAGACTATCCTCTCCCAGGTTGCCATCAGTGTGCACCAGGAGCTGATTAGGATTGCTGAACTCTTCTTCATTGACTCCACCATCATTCCTTACAAGGTATCTCGGTGAAGCTACGAACTGCACATTCTTCTCGAAGGCATTGTTGTATACATCGATTGAAGCCTGGGCATTCTTACATACATCCACAAAGCCGAAGCCTACTGGCATTCCTGCTTCAGGGAAGAGCGTATCAAATACAAAAGGATACTTGCCGTGATCATAGAGTCCCGACTCTGCCATACTCTTTCCAGTAGGTACTTCTACTTCCTGAGTGATTGGTCTGCCGTACTCATCCAGGATCGGATTGCCGTACTCATCTGCCACTGGCTGCTGCTTTACTGTTGTCGGTACTTTGGTATCATTCTCTGTAGCGTAGAGCACGATATCATCTACGAACTTGATATAGTGCAATACATCCTTGCCATTCACGTGCTTCTTATAGTACCAGTCAACCACTGCGCTCTTGCCAGTGGTATCTATGGATTCATCGTACATGTACTTCTTAAGCAGTGTGTCCTGAGTGTTGGATAACTGTCCTGCACACTGAGGATACTGTCTCTCAAGCTTTGCAGTAGATACAAGCTCTACTGTGAACAGATTCTCTGAGTCCTGGATATCTGTTACGCCAGGCTCCCAGAAGATTGAAAGAAGATCCAGATTCTTTATGGAGATATCTCCCATACCATTGAGTTTCTTTGCATCCCAGAAGACTCCGTATACTCCAGTACCATGCTTAAGCTTGTACCA